AGGAACTTCAACAACCTATTTACCAGGCGGAAGCGTGGCAAGATAGGAACAATAGAATATATAATAGCAAAAGAGGCCGATTTACGTCGGCCTCTTTCTATTTAACCATATAGTTGCATCTTTATAGATATAATCTAATATTTTTTTAGTTTTGTCTCTGGTGTAATATTCAAGGTAGTATACATGAGATACTGTATGTTTGAATATGCTTCCGTGTATTATGCCCAATAATTCTATTAATCTATCGTCTATAATCCGTAACAATTTTTTGTCACCAACAATAGATATTCTTGGCTTTGTCTTTGATATGCTTCCGTCTCCATCTATAAAACCTCTCAGCCAGTGCGGGAAATATTCATTTGGTAATTCATTAATTGATAATGGATTTCTTGGTCTCCCAACGCCATATTTTTTCACATCCTCGACAATATCTTTACTAACGATTTCATTTCCACATGACATAAATATTTTGCCGTTTAATTTATGCTCATAAGTTCTTATCGGCTTATTTGTTTCTATGAATTTTCTGAATTTTTCAACATGTTCTCTATCAGAGCTTTTTAATGCAACGACAATTATTGGTCTTGTCTTATGTATGTATCCATCAGCATACAAGAATCCTCCCCAATATGCAGATTGTTCAGTGAAATCCCTAAAAGCGTCATGGTTTATCGTATATAATCTTGCTTTTCCTTCTCTGTCATATTCTACTGGAATGTTATTGTTTTTCAATAGACGCGAGATGGCACTTTTATCTATGTTATATTTTGTGGCAAGTTTTCTACAAGTCCACCCATTTTTATATAAGTCTATTACGTCGAGTTTTTGTTCATCAGTAAGATAAGTATATTTTCTTGTCATATCATTTCTCCTATATATGTATGTTACCATAAATCGGACAATATGTAAACGATAGCGGTGTTATAAATAAATACATCATCTGGCCTCTTTTATGTTATAATATTGACATGAAAAACTACAAATTTGGACGCCTAGAACCTAAAGACCGACAATACGAAATAAAATACGGTATCCGAACTTTGAATTTAGAAACTGTAAGGTCTGCCGAAGTTTTGTTACCAATCACAGATGTAATACGTAATACATACAACCAAAAAGAAAGTAATGCTTGTGTGGGATATTCAGCCTCAATTATGCAGAGCATGAAGAACACAAAGCAGTTATATGATGCGACATGGTTATATAACCAATCAAAGTTGTATGACGGAGACCCCAGGACTGTCATTGAAGTTGACGAGGGAGCTTATATATGGGCGGCAATGTTCGTTCTAAACCACTTTGGGCATAAGAAGTTGTCTGAGACTGAACCTCATATAAATGATGGTATTTTATCGTATTATTGGGGTAGCACAATAGATGACATTAGGACGAGTATGAAGCTATATCGTAAGCCAGTTGTTCTTGGTATACCGTGGTACGAGGAGTTTATGACGCCTAAAAAATACAAGGCCGAATATTGGATAGGTAAAAACAGCAATCTTGGCAGGTCTCTTGGCGGACATGCAATTTGTGTATCTGGCGTCTCGGACAGCAAACAAGCAGTCCGATTATCTAACTCGTGGGGATTAGATTATCCTCTTGTATGGTTGCCTTTCTCTACTCTTGAGCGCCTAATGACCGATGGTGGTGAAATGTGTATAGTAACTGACAGGAGTACAATAACCTAATGTATTGCAACAGTGGTATATATATAATTAGAAATATTATTAATGGAAAGAATTATATCGGAAGCACTGTTAACCTAGAAAGAAGGAAAAAGGAGCATTTCCGGGAATTAAGAACTGGAAACCACGATAACTCTCACCTCCAAATGGCATATAACAGATACGGTGAAGATAACCTCATATTTTCCATCCTTGAATATGTTGATAATACAAAACTTCTCGTAGATATTGAGGAACGTCTCATAAATATTTATCGGGCAAATGATAAGAACTATGGATACAATATTCGAGAACATGCGTCCAGCAATTTGGGTTTTAGGCACTCATTAGAAACAAGAGAAAGAATCTCGGATTCTGTTAAGGGATGCAAAAATCCAAACTTTGGGAAACATCCGTCAAAAGAAACAAAAACGAAAATGTCGTTATCTCATTCTGGAGAGAAAAATCCAAACTTTGGTAGATGTTTCTCAGATGAACACAAACTGAATATCTCTTTATCGCATATAGGAAAGTTTACTGGCAAAAACAACCCTAATTATCATAACAGAGGAAAAAATAGTCCAATCTTCGGCAAAAAGAATAGAGAGGGAACATCCAAATATGTTGGAGTATATTTATCTAAAAACACGAAAAAAAAATATGCGGCGTCAATAAGATTTTGTGGAAAAACAATCCATCTCGGTACATTTTTAACCGAGGAGGAAGCCGCTATCGCTTATAATAGAAAAGCGAGGGAATTACATAATATAGATTATGATATAAATTCTGTTACGGACAATTCTAAAATGATGTAAGTTTACGAGAAAGGTTGTAAATGGCTAGTTATACAGTTGTAGTAACAACATGTAATAAAAATTTGTGGATTATGAGATTGTTCATTCCTCTTTTCAACGAGTTTTGGGGAGGAGATGAGATAGTTCATGTTTTATGTGAGAAATTTCCCGACTTTGAATATCCAAGTAACTTCAGGTTTATGTCTGTAAACAATGGGGTTTGGCCACGTGACTTATGGGCTACTGGAGTTAGGGAATATATTAGAACGCTTCAATCGCAGAATATTGTTTTATTGCTTGATGATTACTTACTCACACGTCATGTAGACAGAACCGCAGTACACCTTTTATCTGATTATATGACAAAGGACGACAATATACTTAGAATGGACTTATCTGCTGATAGATTATACGCCAGAGGAAACCCAATAAACGCCGATGACATTGATACATGCAAATACATTGATATTATCTCTGTTGATGGAACATCTTATCAGATGTCCCTTCAATGTGGTATTTTCAACATAAGGTTATTGTCATCTGTTCTTCAAGACGGCCTAAATCCCTGGGAGGTTGAATTACACACACAGCCAATCTTGGACGCGGCAAACATGAAAGTTTACGGGACAAGGCAAGTTCCAGTAAGATACATTAATGCTCTTGGGACTGGAACTCCAGAAGGCTCAGTAAACTTGAAAGGAATAAAACCATCCATTGTCGAAAGAGCTTTATATAATAATTGGATACCTAACAGTTTTTCAATCTTGAGGGAGTAACATAATGGGCGCTATTGAATTATCTCGTGCATTTGGTTTTCTTGGGGAAGATGAGGTTGGATATTTGAAAGAACTTGCTAAATACCTTGACCCAAACCCCGTAATCGTGAATATAGGCTCTGGAACTGGGACAAGCGTATTGGCCTTGCTGGAAAGCAGGGGAGACGCCAGATTATATAATGTTGATATAGAATGTGGCGTAAGCCCATTCGGTGGGCTTGGGAACGCTGAGGTAGCGCTCAGAGATGCTGATATGTGGGGAAAATTCTCCTATTATCCAGTATGCGGAGATAGTAAGGTTGTTGGCAATACCTGGACAAATGGGATAGTAGATTTTGTGTTCATAGATGGCGACCACTCCCGCGCTGGATGCGAAGGTGATATTCGAGCTTGGTATCCACGTTTGATATTTGAAAGAGACGGTAGAAAAAAAATACTTGCCTTGCATGATTTCAGTAGCGAGTTTTGGCCAGACGTAATAAACGCGGTAGACGAGGTAATCGTAAAAGAATATCGTCTAAAACTAATAGACAAGGTAGATACGGTCATAGCTTTTTGGGCGGAGGCTTATCGTGAAGATTAAGGTAAAGATGACCCCGTACCTTTCTGATAATGATGAGAAAAATCAGTCTGGTATCAAAAGGGTTATTGAATCTTATACTAAGTATTTTCCAGAGTATGACTTGACAATCGTTCCAGAGAACTCTCTCGATTACGATATATCGTCATGCCATGCTTCTGCTACCGACAAAGATGTTGACGTTGTTCACTGTCATGGATTATACTGGACGGCTGATTATAATGCCTCGTCTTGGGAATGGGACGTTAACAGTTACCTTGTTAGTGTTATCAAGAACGCTAAAGTAATTACAGTTCCTTCAAATTGGGTGGCTAAAGCGTTTCAGCGAGATATGCGTTTCTCTCCTATTGTCGTGCCTCATGGTATAGACTATTGGGAATGGGAACATACTTATGAACCACAGGGATATGTCTTATGGAATAAGAATAGGACTGGAGATGTATGTGACCCTTCTCCAATGCAATTCCTGGCAGAAAAATATCCTAACATGATGTTTGTATCTACGTTTTCGACAAAAGAACTTCCAAACATTCATAAAACAGGTGTAGTTTCTCATAATGAAATGAAAGTCATATTACAGCAATGTGAGGTATACCTGTCTACCACAAAAGAGACGTTTGGCATAGGCGTTTTAGAGGCTATGGCAAGCGGAGTTCCAGTATTAGGGTTTGCTCATGGTGGCAATCTTGAGACAGTAAAACACTTGGTGAATGGCTACTTAGCTAAGCCTGGAGATTATGAGGATTTAGCCGTTGGTCTTGAGTATTGCATTAAGTACAGAAAAATACTAGGCGAGAACGGCATGGAAATGGTGAGAAACTTCACTTGGGGAAATGCTGTTCAGCTTGTAAGAAAATCTTACGAGTTGGCTCTTGAAAAGAAAACTCAAGATGATACAGTTGGTATTATTGTCCCAGTATATAACAAAAGTAAATCCCTTTCGAGAACTCTTGATAGCATTGTTACTCAGAATTTGAAACCTGATAAGGTTGTCATAGTAGACGATGGGAGTACCGACAACTCATTAGAAATTGCTATGGAATATTCTAATAAATATGGGTTTGTTGTTATTCATCAGGATAACTCTGGAGTAGCGATAGCTCGCAATAATGGCATTCAGGCATGTGATACAAAATATGTATGTTGTCTTGATGCAGACGACGCTATAAAACCAGATTACCTGAAAATGTGTATTAAATTTCTCACGGAAAACCCAAACATTGGGATTGCTTATACCGCTCTCTGGTATATTAAACCAGATGGTAGCGAAGGTTTGAGCGCGTGGCCGTCAGACAAACCATCATACGACGACCAGATGAAAGGGCAAAATCAGATACCGACTTGTTGTGTTTATAAGAGGGAAATGTGGGAAAGACTTGGTGGATATAAACAGAGATATTCCCCGCTAGGGGCTGGTTCTGAGGACGCTGAGTTTTGGTTACGCGCTGGTTCAATAGGTTATAGCTCCGCTATGGCTACCGCAGAACCTCTTTTTGTGTACAGCTTAGGTGGGGGAATTACGTCTCTTGGAGAATATCGTGAAATAGACTGGACGGAATGGCAACCATATACAAAAGATGGCAATCATCCTTTCGCCAGTGTTGCTACTCCGAAGAAGCAAAGTCATGCGGTAAGGCAATATGACGAACCTCTTATTTCTGTAATCATACCCGTAGGGAAAGGGCATGAGGAACTTATAATAGATGCTATTGACAGTGTTGAGGCACAGAACTTTAGGAAATGGGAATGTATCGTAGTTTGGGATAGTCCAAACGAGTTTAGATATAAAAATTCATATCCTTTCGTAAACTTCATAAATGTTTACGACAAAAATCCTAAGGGCGCTGGTTTTGCTAGAAACAGAGGTGTAGATGCCTCCAATAGCGATATGTTATTATTCTTAGACGCAGATGACTATCTAAGTCCAGATGCTCTTTCGGCAATGCTTGACGCATGGCAAGCGCATGATGGCATAATATATACTGATTACTATGGCATGGCAGACGTTGACGATGTGACCGCCCTAGAGCCTGCCCTCAGGAAAAGGATAATCAATAGGGTTGGAACGCGAACCCTTATTTTGCATAAGGCGTTGGAATTTGATTGCGAACTCGCGCAAGCTCAGCCTCAAGACGGAGAACCTTATTTATGGGCAAATGTTACTTGCTTATTGCCTAAAAAGTGGCATAATGATATAGGCGGGTTTGACGAAAAAATGGAAAGTTGGGAAGATGTTGATTACCATTTCAGAATGGCTAGAAACGGTATATGTTATTATAGGATTGAAAAACCATTACTGACATATAGATTTTTCAGCGGCCACCGTAGGGATGATGGGTTGCGGAATTATTCCAATCTAGTAAATTACATGAGGGAGAAATATAGCAAAATGATTACAAAAGGATGCAGGTCATGTGGGCAAAGTAGAGTGAGGCCGTCGCCTCATGTTTCTGTTGTAAATCAAGATACAATTATGTCGGAGAGAAATGATATGAAAATGTCAGACGAAGATTTTGTAAAATGCCAGTATGCGTCTCGTAATACTGGACAACATAAGGTTGTTGGTGCTGTTACTGGAACTCAGTATGGTTATCGGGCAGGTGGAGATGTGTTCTTAGTTCATCAACGTGATATTGCAGTACAGAAAGAGTTGTTTATTCCAATAGATGGCGGTGTGCGCCCTCCGTCTGATGCTAACAGCAAGGCGACTATAGATGAACTTCCTTATCCAGCCGTGTTGAGAAAGACAGATTACAATGCTAAATCAGACCTTCTCGCTCTCGTGAAGTTTGATGTTCCAGCAAAGACCGTAGAAAACCTGATGATTGCTGGCTATCTAACAATCGGAGATGTTGATATTTCCAGAGATAAAGAACTATTACTTATCAAGGGAATAACAAAAACAAAGCTGGCCATGATTAGAGGGGCTATAAAGATGGCGTTAGGTGTCATTGACTAAGTTGCCATTTACTGATAAGATATATATGAAATAATTATCGGACTGGATAATGTTGCTCCAGTCCGATTTTTGTTAAGAGGCTAAATGATTTTATTGTATTGCTTGGCGACTTATAGAATATCTAGTATGTTATCATCTGAGAGTGGCCCTTTCGGTATATTTGATAAGTTTCGCTACTTTATAGGCGTTAGGTACAATGAATATTCTATTCCTTATGGAACTAATGTTGTCGCTAAGGGAGTTTTGTGCCTGTGGTGTAATTCCGTATGGGTTGGCATATTAGTAACACTGTCACATTTACTTATCGGACAATTATACACAACCTATATTTGTTTCCCACTTTCCCTTAGTGCTTCAGCCATAATTATCAATTCTATTGTTGATGGAGAAAAATAATGGCTAGGTCTGATTACGAAACATCACTAGCTTTAGATACATACGCAAAGTTATTAGGGATAAATCCTATATCGTTTGCAGGATGTGTTTTATTAGGAATAAGTACCCCATTGACCCCAACTGGAGATTCATGTAGCGACGTATGGTTTCAGTATCCGTGGCAAAATCGTGACCAGGTGTCAAGGGATGACTTGGGGCGTGAAATACATTTAGCTGAGCGTTCTTTGAGGGATTTTCTTGGATACCATTTCTCTCCAAAGTGGACAGTAAACGAAATGCACGTCTTTGAAACTCACCACTTGGAGTATTGGTTTGGCGTTACTGGATATGATGTAACTGGGAGTATTCAGAAGATAAGGGCAGAAAATGCGCATATTATCGAAGTAGGACAACGTAAAACCACAAAACTTGCTACTCCAACCGTTGCTGGTGGAACAATGGTTTTTTCGGACGTCGATGGAGACACATTCGAGGAGTTATGTACAATAACTGTCAATCTCGGTACAACGGTGATTAACGATAAGAAAACAGTCAAGTTGTTCACTGCTGGTATGGATGGTGACGAAACATGGGAAATAAAATATCCAAAATCAATCACTATCTCAGGAGCTACATTAACGATAACAGTAGATTCGTGGTTACTTATAGACCACACATTATGGGATGATTACCCCAATTCTAACGGAGAAAAGGCCATTGACATTACAGCGAACAACAAGTTTGAGGCCTCAATTGATGTTTATATAGAAACAGTAGATAGGACATTACCAGCCGTCAAGTTTTATTGGGACGGGAATGATGGTGTCGTTTACTCTCAGGATGGTTGGGTTAATATATTTGGAAACCATCGAGAACTCTTACAACCTTTCCCCGCCGAGTATGATGCGACACAGGACAAATGGCTACCAGTATGTTTTACGTACTGTTCTCCTCCGACGCGAATAGAGTTTTTCTATCGGTCTGGACTAATGAGCAAGCCATATTATCTTAACAAGGTCTATGACCCACTTGACACGTCGTATGCTCAGGTCATAGCTTGGTTGGCTACCCCTAAATTGGAAAGGGCTTTCTGCAACTGTGGCAATCTTACGTCGCTTGTTGAAGAATGGCGTACCGACCTTTCCGTATCTGGTAGCGGACAAGTATCTCACTACATGCCGTTTGGCCTATATGGAAATCCGTTTGGGACACGCAAGTCGGAATTATGGGCTTTTCAGCGCGTTGCCAAATATGGAATAAAATTGCGGTCAACGGGAGGAGTAGCTGTATAGGGAAATATATATGAAAAGAGTTATCCATATTGACAAAAGTGGTTTCAAAAGAGTGTATGCCATTAGAGACAACGACGACCCATCAAAGGCTCATCAGGGCATACCTATCGGCCCGCCAGACTTACGAGTTTTGGATTGGGATGAAATTGTAAAAGAGTTGAACAATGCGCTTGTAGATAGCGGAGTAATCACTATAGAAGATTTGAATATCAACAATAGCGGAATAACCGCCGCACTGACAAGCATTGTTCGCAAACGGATTATAAATCTATATAAAGAGTTTCATAAGGAGTAAAAAACATGGGAAGCAACGTTAACTTTAATCCCGCTAAAACTGGATATTCCCGCGTGTTCTTGA